GACGCCGCCGGCGTGCAGCACGCTAGCGATCGCGATGACGCCTGCGCGCAACACGCCGACCACGACGCGCGCGTTCCGAAGCCTTTGTAGCGGAGGCCTTCAGGCCTCCAGCCTTCGCGCGAAGATAACGACCGTGTGGGCCTAAAGGCCTCCGCTACGCAACCCTGGCCCGGATTCGCCGCGCCGAATATCATACGCCGCGCCCGGGCGCGCCGAGACAACTTCGCATGCCGCGCGCCACACGAAAGGGAAAGAAACAATCTGCGCCGAGACCTCCTGGCGGCGATAATCCGGCCAAGAAGTCTGGGAAACATGCGCCCGAGCTGAGCGAACCGCCGCCGCGCGCTATCGTCATCTCCAATTTTTACAAACCGCATGATCGCCAGAAGGAATTTCACGAATCGCCGGCTAAATATCGGTTGTTCGGCGGCGCGGCGGGGCCGGGCAAGACGACGGCGCTGCTGTGGGAAGCGATCGATCAGGCCAATAAATATGCGGGTGTGGACACGCTGCTTTTGCGGCGCACATTTCCGGAACTTGAAAGTTCGCTGCTGAATTATTTCCGGCGCTACGTTCCGCGCGATTTGTATCTTCGTTACAACGACACCAAGCACATCGTCACCTGGAACAACGGTTCCACGACGCGCTTCGGATATTCGGCCAGCGAGAACGATATTTATCAATATCAGGGCGCGGAGTACGTTTTCATCGGCATCGATGAGCTCACGCACTTCACGCTGCGCCAATGGCAATTTCTGACGTCGCGAAATCGCTGCCGGCTTGCGGATGCGATTCCGAAAATGGCCGGCGCCACGAATCCCGGCAACACGGGGCACGCCTGGGTGAAAGCGCTGTGGATCGACAAGCGCGCCGCGCCGGGCATGGAAGATGCGGACGAATACGATCCCGGTGACTACGATTTCATACCCGCCACGGTTCGCGACAACCCGATCTACGCGAACGACGAAAGATATTTGAAAACGCTGCGCTCGCTGCCGCGGGCTTTACGGCAGGCGTTTCTCGAGGGCGATTGGAATCTTTTCGCCGGTCAATATTTCGATTCGTTCGATCACGCGCGGCACGTGGTGGCTTCGCACAGCATTCAATTGGAAAAGTGGTGGCCGCGCTGGATTTCGATCGATTGGGGCTTCGAGCATCCCAGCGCGGTTTATTGGCACACCGCGCGGCCGGATGGATCGACGCTGACGTATCGCGAGCTGGTCCAAAATCATTTGTCGCCGCGCATGCTGGCCGCGGCGATCGCCGAACGCAGCGTGGGCCGCGAGGGTCAGCCGGAGCGCATCTCCGAAATATTTCTTTCGCCGGACGCGTTCGCCGAGCGCACGGCCGACGCTTCGATCGCCGAACAATTGGGCGACGGTCTGGCCGCGGCCGGATTGCCGCGTCCCGCGCCGGCGGATAACGATCGCGTGGGCGGGTGGATGCTCATGTATCAAATGATGGAAACCGGTCAGTGGCAAATTTCCAGCGCGTGCGAGCGGTTGCTCGAATGCTTGCCTACGCTCACGCGCGACACCGCAAACGTGGAAGACATTCGCAAAATCGATGGCGACGATCCCGCCGATTCCGCGCGCTACGGATTGAAATCGCGCATGGATCCCGCGCGCATGCCCGTCGAGATGGCGCTTGCCGCGCGCATTCCCGCGCAGGATCCGACGTCGCGCGCGATTTGGCTGCGCAAATTCGCCGGCGAAGCCCGCGCCGGCCGCGCGCCCGCGCCGTTGCCGCGAAGATGGTGATCGCGCCGAGTGTTCGCGCGGGGTTTCCGGCTTTTGCATTTGCGGGTGCCCCATCCTTGCGCAGTGTGCAAGGGTGGGTCTTTCTTTCTCCGTTCGCGATCAACACCCGGCGACCGGCAGGTCGACGCCCGAACGAAAAACAAATCGACAGACCCACCCTTGCAAAAACCGCAAGGATGGGGCACCCGGAAAGGCAAAGGCCGCGACGAGATCGCTTGCGCGCTTGGTGACAACTGTGACGGAACGACTGATGGAATTGTGGCGCGCGATTGCGCGGGCGTGGCGCGGGCGATATGTGCGCATGCTGGAAGAAGAAGTTGCGCGGCTGCGCGCGGAAAATCGCGCGCTGACGAATTCGCTGCTCGGCACGGCGGGATTTCCGCCGCTCGCCGTCGGTGAAAGCGCTGACGCCGCGCGCAAATCATCCGAGCCGGTCGTGCGGCGCCGTTCGTGGCCGCAAATCGCGATGATGCGCGAGCGCGAAGCCACGCGCCAAGCTGCCGCCCGCGCCTCGCACACCAAGACACCGGACGCTCGCATGATCGGCTCGACAGCCTGAGAATTTCGCAGCAAAATGTCGTCCATGCCGACGATCCAAATCTTCGATCTCGACGAGCGCCGCATCCTGGCGTTCGACATGGTCGATATTCTGCAATTGATCGAGCCATTCGCGACGGGTCTTCGTTGGTATATCGCGCGATGCGAGATTGTGTGCCTCGTCAACGGGACGTCGGAGATTAAGGACGCCATCCCCGCGTGGGTTCTCGGGCTTCGGAGCACGCTCGCCGACAGCAAGGAAATTGTCGCTATCGAATGGGACACGCTGAAAGAATTCGCGCGCAACATTTTGCAGACGGAATGGGCCAACCTAATCGCGGTTAATCCCGGCGCCACGCCGCCTGCCGAGCCGCTCGACCTGAACAATCCGGCGTTTGAAATCGTCGTGCAAGCTGTCGACACCGGTTTTTGGGCCATCACGACGCGCAACGACGCACTGATCGCGAACGTCGCGAATCATTTCAAGGCCACGAAGATCGTCGAAAAAGCAGTACGCTATTTTTAACTCGTTGCGCAGAAGGCCGCTCCGCACTACACCACCGCGCCCGCACGATTCCGCGTAAGGACAAATAAATGTCGACAGCGATCAATCTTGAAGATGCATGGGCTGCGCTGACGTCGGGCGCGTCGGGCTCTGCGACAAATGGAGCTAACGCCGCGGCGAATGGCGGCGCTGCCACTAATGGCAACGCCGCGCCGAATGCGCCGGGCGAAATTGTCGAGCGCGATGGGAGCAATCCCGGCGTTGTGCCGCCGAGCGACAACGCGCCGACTCCCGGTGCGAACGCGCCCGCGATCGCGCTGCCATCGGCCGACGAACTCGGCCCGAACAACGAGCGCCTGGAAGAACTCGCGCCGCGCATCGTCAACGCGCTGCGCAGCCTTGTGGTTCAGTATCGCGAAGAAGGGTTGACCGCGCGGCGCTACGAAATTCGGCGCATTCGCCAGGCGCGACTTTTTTGGCAAGGCATGCAATACGCGTGGTGGAATCCGGGCGATCAGCAATGGCATTTGCCGACGGAAGTCGGCGCGCACAATGGGCAATCTTCGGAGGACATGCCGCGCTATCAATTCGTCACCAATTTGTATCAGGCGTTCGGGCTTTCGTTTATTTCGGTGCTCAGTCAGGATGTGCCGAGTACGCGCTTTTATCCGCAGTCGGCGCAATCGCTGCTCGATTTATCGGCGGCGCGCGTGGCGAGCGAAGTCGCCGATCTTGTGGAGCGCAACAATCACGTCGAGCGCATGCTCACGGCGCTGGCATTTTTTCTGTGGACCGACGGCAAAGTTGGCGGCTACGTGCGTTACGTTGCAGATGCGCAGCGTTTCGGTTGGCACGATGAACCGAATATCGAGCCGGTTGAAATCGCGCTCGGGCCTGATTATTACGTTTGTCCGCAATGCGGAATCGAAACGCCCGCTGCGGGAGGAATTACGGAGGCTTCAGCAGCAGGGAACTCAGAGAAAAACATTTCAACACAGAGTTCACGGAGAGCGCAGAGGAATGCAGAAAACACCGGGACCCCTGAACTCGGCCCCCGAATTTCCCCGCCTTCCTCCGTGTCCTCTGCGCGCTCTGTGGTAGATCCTTCTGTTCGTCCGTCGTGCGCGGATTGCGGCGCGGCGCTTACGGCCAACGATTTGCATGCGGCGGAAACGGTTTGCGTGCCGCGCGTGGTCGGTTCGCGGCGCGTGCCAAATGGGCAAGAAGTAAT